TTAAAGCTGACAAATTTTGAGACAGCTTTAATATTTAGCATATCACTATTAGCAAGCACAATTAATTTAAAACACAATAAAAACTTATTTTCTTTTATTGATAAAATTATCGTCTAAAAAATCAATTATTGCTTTAGAAAATTTATCAAGATAGCTTTTTATGTTTTCGTCATCTGCATACTTGGCTATAAATGCTTCGGTAAGGCTCTTTATTAAATTTGCATAAGGAATTGGAGCAATATCTAAAACAGTCAAAACAAAGCACATAAAAAATATAACAAAAGTTTTATAGGAAACGAAAGTTTCTTTTCCAGCTTCATTTGGATTTGAAGATATTTCGTCATACTCTTTTTCAAATCTGGCGATTTGATTTTCTGAAAAAGTTTCTTTTATTTCTTTTTCATAGATTCTAAAAAAACTTCGGAATTGTTCCAACGCTTGTATTTGTTGTTGAGGATTTTTTTGAATATTATCTGCAAAATTTTGATATTGTTTTACAGTATCATAAAAGTTAGGAGTTTGCCGAAGAAATGACGAGATTTCTTTAAGTTGTTTTGCATAAACAGATAAATTTTTTAATTGCTCTAACATATTTTTATCTGGATACATAATTTTGCACCTCCTTTCTTGTGGATTTAATTTTGTTTGGCGATATTATTATAACTCAAAAGGGGGTAAAAATAAAATAAGGGAGTACTAAATGGATGAGAAAAAATTTAAAGAAGGGATAAATTGTTTTGCACAATTGCTCGGTTCTTTTCTCGAATTGAGAAAAATGGGGTATACACAGGAAGAGATAAATTGGGCATACAATACAATGAGCGGGAATTTTGTACCGAATTTTAATGTAAAGAATTTATCTAACTTAATTGAAAGTAGAAAAGAAAATTGAAAAATAAACAAAAAAAGCACTCCAAAGAGTGCTAGGAAAGAAGAAATTTAAAAATACTGTATCTTGTGTTTATTATAGCACAAGTTGTTAAAAAACACAAGATGCAGGGAGAGAGGAAAGAAAATGGAAAAGCCTAATTTTTATGGGATAATGCCCGCAAATGTAAGATATGATAAGAAGGAGAAATTATGGCAAAGAATAATAAGAAAACAAAAAATGAATTAATTAATAAATATGGATGTGAATGTCAAATTTGTAATAAGCATTTTAAAAAAGATGATTTGTGTATAGAACATATAAAAGCAAAAAGTGTTGGTGGAACAAACAAAAAAGAAAATTTATCATTAGTTTGTAGGAGCTGCAATTCAAAAAAATACAATTATAACACAGGAAATTTTCCTATAGAATCTTTTTTTAATAGACCAGACTTTTTTTTGAAACTTTATGAATACGAAAAGAAAAACGGTGTTTCAAACAAAAAATTGACTTTAGAAAATATAGAAAAAATGGAAAACCAATTAGAAGAAAAACTAGAACTTTTAAGAGCAGTAAAAAACAAAATTAAGGGGATGTAAAACTATGAGATTTTCAACATATTTAAACAATGCCAAATGTATGGAGTGGAAAATAAATGCACAGCAAGGAATATTATTTGCTTTGTTATATGAAGCTCCAGCTTGGGCAAAAGAAGAAATAATTGAAAATAAAACTTATTATTTTGTATCAAGAAATTTGATACTTGAAGAATTGCCGATGTTTTTTGAAAAGTCCGATACTGTTTATAGAAATTTAAAAGTATTGCAGGAAAAAGGGCTTATCGAATATATTAAACAAGGTAAAAAGGATTTAATAAGAATTACTATAAAAGGCAAAACTTGGAATGAATTTAAAGAAAATAACTCGGAAAAAAATCCGAGTTCTGAACAAAATTCGGAAAAAAATCCGAATAATCTCGGAAAAAAATCCGAAAAAGAGTTAAAAAACTCGGAAAAAAATCCGACAAATAATAATACTATATATAATAATACTAATATATTAAATAATATATATAGTCAGGTTATTAATTATTTGAACGAAAAAGCGAACAGCAAATATAAAGCAACGAGCAAAGATAATCAAAAACACATAAAAGCTCGTATAAACGAAGGATATGGTTTTGATGACTTCAAAAAAGTTATAGACAATATGTGTTCAGCTTGGAAAAACACAGAATTTGAGAATTATTTAAGACCGAGCACCTTATTTGGTGTTAAATTTGAAAATTATTTAAATTGGAAAAAAACAGGAGGAAATAAAAATGGAAACACAGGAAATAAGAGAAGCTATACAAGAAATGTTGAGAAAAAGGGGTTTGACAAGCACAATGATTATAAGCCAGACTACTCAAAGGGATTCGATGACTGGAATTAGTGCTCCAAGTGTATCAGCTAGTATTTTTAAAGAGCAAGATATTAAAAAATATATGGGTTTATCAAAATTAACGGAACAGGATTGGCATAAAAGATTTGAGAATGCAGAAGTCAAATCAACCAAGGAAATGGAATTTAAAAAGTCATTTGAGAAGTATTGCAAAAACTTTGAAATAATCAAACAAAAAGGGCTTGGGATATTAATGAGCGGTAATCCTGGAACTGGCAAAACTTATTATACAACCTGCATAATGAACGCTTTGAATCAAAAATATCTTGTTTACAAGACAACTTTATCCGATTTGTTAGAAGAAATCAGAAAAAGCTATAAAAGTTTTGAAAATGAGAATGACGATTTTTTATTCAGCAGATTATCCAAAGCGGAATTGATAATTTTTGATGACCTGGGAAATGAATTTTTAAGTGACTGGGGAAAAGAAAAAATGTTTATGATCCTGAATTTTATTTATGAGAACAATAAGCCGCTAATAATAAACACAAATTTAGATGCTAAGCAATTATCAAGTTTTTTTAACATAAACGGCAGCGATAAATTATTAGACAGAATCCGAAGCAAATGCAAAACTTATATTTTTAATTGGGAAAGCCGAAGAAAAGATTTATATAAAAAAGATTTTGAGGAATTGTATTAGGAGGATAAATGCAAAATTTAAAAAGAGAAAAAGACAGGCTAAGCGTCGAGAACGACAGCTTAAGAGAAGTGAATAAGATACTAAACAGGAAAATGACAGAAATGACAGAAGAAATAAAAGCAAATGGAACACAGATTGATGAAAACAGGAAAGAGATTGAACGGATTGATAAGATTTTGAAAATTAAGATGAAAAAAAATAAACAAAGTATATAAAATCAGGAGGAAATAAAATGTTAGGAAACAACGTAGTAGACTATATGATAAACAGCTGTAAAGGAGCATATAATTTAGAAAATGCAAAATTAATTAAAAAGAATGTGGAAGATAAGAAAGTTCAGTTTGTATTCAAGAGAAGTGATTTAAAATTAAACATCGAGTTTGCGAATGATAAGATTTCAGGAATTATATATAATAATTTCTTAACTGATTTACAAAGGGAAAATGTAACAGAATCTGAATATTGTACAAGATTGAATGAAATGCTTGAAATAACAGATATTGATGATATAAATAAACTTGATGAAATTTCAAGAAATATCATCAAAAAAATAAATTCAGAAAAGTTATTTGGAGAAAATCCAAAGAAATTGCTTTTGAACAGAGAATACAGAGAAAAACTTGTAAAAATAAAAAAATTTTTTGGAGCAGAGCCACAACTGCTGAAACTTTATGAAGAAATTGAAGAGCTGCAAACAGCATATAGAAATTACAGAAAAACATTTTACAAGGACGAACAAAATCTAATTGAAGAAATAGCCGACTGTTTTGTTGTAGCTTTACAAATCAATAAAGTAAAATTGGTTAAAAATGTTATTAGAGGCTTGATTGATAATACTAAAATCTTTAAAACTGAAATGATTGAAAAAATCATAAGAATGATTAAATTTAAAATCAATCGTACAGTTGAAAGAATTGAAAAAGGGCAATACGGAACATATAAAATTGAATATAAAGTCACTAGAGCTACACAGGAAGTTATCAGCGAAGAAAAAGAAGTTGAGGTAGTAAATTCTCCAGCGAAATCATTTAGCGTTGCAGAAAGCAAGAAACATAGCCGTGAGGAGAAAGAAAAAACAAAAAAAGAGAACAAGGTTTTTGAATTTGTGAAAAAGAATGAGCCATATTACTATAAATCAAAAGAGGTGCAGTCTGGTACAAAAATACATCCAACTGAATGTACAGAAATAGTGAGAGAATTGATTGACAGGGGGAAAATAACAGTTATAAAAAAAGGGAGAGACGGCATATACGGAGCAACACTTGCAACCGTTCAGGAAGCAGAGGTAACTGATTAATGGCAATAAATGCAGGGAAAAAATTTGAAAACGACTTTAAGAATAGCGTTAATACAGATGAAATATTTTTGCACAGATTCAAGGATGGAACAACAGGAACTGTAAATGGACAGATGATCAGATTCAAAAATAAAAACTTATGTGATTTTTTACTTTTCAAGGACGGCTTGCTTGTCCTTGTTGAGTTAAAATCCTTTTTAGGAAAATCAATGCCATTTACAAATATAAAAGATACAGTTGATGAACAGCAAACATTTTTGTACAATTTACGATTTGAGGCAAAGAAAAATAATGTAAAAGCGTATATGATACTTAATTTTAGGGATTTGTCAGAAACTTATGCAATAGATATTCATAATTTTGATGAGTTTTACAAAATGACGAATAAGAAAAGCATCAATATAGATGAAGTGAGGCAATTAGGAAAGCAATTGTTTCAGCAAAAGAAAAGAACAAACTACAGATACGAAATTAGCGACTTGTTCAATTAGGAGGAATAATGGGTAAAAGATTAGCAAAAAATAGAGTTAGAAGTATTTTAGAGGAATATCCGGAAACACGGAATGCTGAAAATCCCGACACATATGTTATGTGCCTAATACTTGTTGAGGACGGAATAATAACACAAGATCAGGCAGCTAAAATATACGACGGATATTCAATTAACAACATAGTTAAAAGTCGCCAGAAAATCCAAAATTCAGACAAGGAATACGAACCAAACGAGGAAACTAAAAAGAAAAGGTTTGTAGGATATATGAATTTTAGGCACGCCTGGCGGAAAGGAAACTTAGATGTCTAAGAGAATGAGCAGAGAAAACCAAAAATTAATTTACTGGTTTATAGACTGCTACGCCTATCATTTGAAAGGAGTAGACATTAACTGGAAAAGTAGCAAGGAAAAACCAAATATTTCTGATTATTTTCTTTATAAGGCAAAAGAAGATTTGAAAAAACTTTATATCAAGCACAGCGGCAAGAATATAAAGGAGTATGAGCCTTTCAAAAATATGGAAAGCAAGCTGAAAGACAGAATTGGAAATATAATTGATAAGAATTATACAAAAGAAAGCAAAATTAATATAATCACAAATGATTTAATGGATTTTGTAACTGATGAGATTCAAATGTTGTTTATCAAATTGAATGATACTTTTAGCTTGGCACTTAAATTAATGAGCAATGATGAAGCTGTGGCATTTACCAATTTCCTGTTTGATTATTTTTTGCAGAATGATATTGACATGTGGCAGGAGATCCACGAATTGTATAGGCGACAGGAAAACAGGAATTGGGTGTACTGGATGTTAAAAAAGAAAATATGTGTTATCACAGGAAAGCCAAATGCACAATTAGCACATATTTCAAAAAGTGCTGGAGCATTAGGAGGCTACAAATATGACAAAGGGATAGGAAACAGTTATTTGCCTTTGTCAGCAGAGTGGCATATAGGAGTGGATCATGGAGTTGGTGGTGGTAGAAATAAATTAATGGCAAAACTGAAAGAGCTGAATATAGAGCCTTTTGAAATAAAAACAGATGAAGAAGTTAAGGAATTGAAGAAAATATATAAAGGGCATTTCAGAGCATTTGAAAGTGGTAAATAATTTTTGGGAGAGTGAAAAAATGAAAAAATTATTGTTAATAGGACTTTTAGGAACAATCATAAGTTGTAGCACATATTATGAGAAATTTCAGCAAGAGTGTAGGCAATATAAAGTTATCAAAAAGTTAAAATCTAAAACAAGTAAAAAGATATATCTGAAATTTGAAAACGGAAGTATATATGAAGTATCGCCGATATTGAAATATGAGGATATAGAAGAAAATCATAAGTTAAAGAAATGTGATTTTTAGAAAAAATTTGGACAATGGCAGTTGAATATTTTTGGTTTCGAGGTATAATATGTATTGTTGTATTTTAGGAGGAATTATGAAAGAAGAGTATTTATTTTTAGATACAAATGTATTTATAGATTGTAATGATAGTATATCTGAATTAGAAAAAATATTAAAATATTCAGAAAAAAAAGGATGGAAATTCTCGATTTCTATGTACACACTATTAGAGCTGAAAGCTAATGAAAAAACAAAACCTATTATAAACTTTATTTGTAAAAATTTTTGTAAAATTTTAATTGTTCCGACTGAAATAAAAGGGATGAATATGAAACTCTATAAATTTAAAAGTATAAATGATAAAAAAAATTCAATTCTTTATAAAAAAGAAAAAAAAGAATATGAAATGAGATGTATAATGTACTTATGTTTACAAATCGGAATAGTATTTCGAGATATTTTTAACTCTGAAAAAATTTTCAGCAGAAAATTTGAAGACTTACTAGAGTACAGAAATATGAAAACTTTGGAAGAGGATAAAAAATTTGTAAATGAATATTTAGAAAAAATAATAAAAGAAATCTTACTATTTTATAGCGGAACAGAAGAGATTAATAAGCAAACGAAACAAAAAATAAAGTCTAAGAAAGAAAATTTAAAAAAAGAATTAATAATAGATGTGCAAAAGTCAAATATAGAAAATCAATCTGCTTTTATGATAAAACTAATTTTAGAAAATTATTTGGAAATGGTTTACAGAAAAATATGTAACATCAAAGAAAATTTGGACAAAAATAATTTTTTGGATATTTTATTTATTAATTTAATTGAAACCAAACAAATATTAATGACAAGAGATAAATGGATTTTAGAAAAAATAAAGAGTTATGGTTACTCAGAAATAGAAAAGTATAATATTTATAGTTTGATGGGAGTTCAAAAATTAAACGTCCTTAGATAAATCAAAGATCATTATAAATGGTCTTTTTTTGTGGAAAAATAAATAAAAATGGAAAGGGAAATAAAATTAAATGAACGAAAAAGACATAGACAGAATAGCAGATAAAATAATAGAAAAAATGAAAATTGATAGGGAAATAAAAACGGAAAAACAATTAACACCATTTCAAAAGACGGAAAAGCTGTTATCAGAATTATCTTTATTGAAAGGTGCTATTGATTCCAAAAATATGCTTATAGAAGATTTGAAGAAAGAGGGTATATCAATCCAGAAAAAGGAAACAGGTGTTAATGTACAGACTAGTAAGGTGTATCTATCTGAACTAGAAAAGGTTGAAAATAGGATTGAAAAATTACAGGAAGAAATTGCAAGAATAGAAAATGTGATTAGTATGGTTGAAAGAGCATTAGGTACAATTAGGAATAATAAATATTACGATATAATAGAAATGAAATATTTTGATGATTTAACATTTGAGCATATATCTGAAAAATTAAATATAAGCGTTATAACTGCAAAGAGATATAAAAATAAAATGATTAGACAGTTGCAATTAGTTATATTTTCAGATGATGTAATAAAAAATATATTAAATTGAAAAATGATACTTTTTTGATATTGTATATAATTT